TAGACTAAATACTCCAGGGAGCAACAACGTAGCGGTCGGGCATCAAGCACTAAATCAGAGCACCACCGCCACCTACAACACCGCAATTGGCTACCAAGCCCTTTACTCCAACACTACCGGCGATAGTAACGCTGCTGTTGGCACCGGTGCGTTGTATGCAAATACTACTGGATTTCAAAATACAGCGGTAGGGAGAGATGCTTTACAAGCAAATACTACTGGGCCATATAACGTAGCTGTTGGTTACATCAGTATGCGTGTTAATACAACGGGGGACCGTAATACAGCTCTTGGTCGTGGAACTCTTCATAGTAATACCACCGCCACTAGCAACACAGCAATTGGCTTTGAGGCCATGTACTACAACACCACCGGAGCATATAACGTCGCTCTGGGTGGTAACGCCCTTATCGCCAATACCAGCGCAAACAACAACACAGCAATAGGTTACGCAGCCCTCACCGCCAACACCACCGGCAGCCACAACACCGCCGTTGGTTATCAAGCGCTGTATAGCAGAACAACCGCATCAAGCAACACGGCTGTTGGTGCTCAGGCGCTGTATTCAAATACAACCGGCTACTGGAATACGGCAGTTGGCGGGATTATCGAAGGCTTTTACGGCGCTGCTTTGCAGGCAAACACAACGGGCACACTAAACACCGCAGTCGGTCATGGTGCTTTGCAGGCAAACACTACCGCAAGTAATAACACGGCAGTTGGCTATCGTGCCTTAAGCACCACCACCGCTGGCGCAGCCAACACTGCGGTCGGGACCAGTGCGCTTCAACATACCACAAACAACAATAATACCGCTGTTGGCTATGCAGCTTTGGTCACCAATACCACCGGCGACAATAACACTGCCGTTGGTACTGAAGCCGCATATTCAAACACTACCGGCTATGACAATGTCGCTTTTGGATCAGGCACTTTGTATGCCAACACCACCGGCATACAAAACACCGCAATCGGCAGAGTCGCACTGCGATTTAGCACCACCGCTTCTTTTAACACTGCCGTTGGACACGGAGCCCTCTACGCCAACACCACTGGCGCAGACAACGTCGCTGTTGGTTATCAGGCGTTGGATTCAAATACGACTGCTAACGGCAACGTAGCAATTGGCAGTGGGGCTTTATCGGCTGTAACAACGTCCAATAATAATATTGGCATCGGACGAACTACTGGTAACAACATAACTACCGGCACAGGCAACGTGTTAGTTGGAGAAGGTGCTGTTACTGCAAATGCCACAGATAACTATTCTATTGTTATTGGCAGACTTAATGGCAATAATATTGTTGGTAAGGGCGATAGCACCGGATTTATCAGCCCCAATAGTGGCGGTGTCTACCAAGGCAACAACTCATCTTCGTGGTCAACCACTTCTGACCGGCGTCTGAAGAAGAACATCGTTGATAACAACGAAGGCTTAGACAAGATCAGCCAGATTCGGGTTCGCAACTTTGAGTACCGTTTGCCGGAAGAAGTTGATGCTGAACTCAAGCCGCAAGACGCAATTCAAAAGACCGGCATCCAACTTGGCGTCATCGCTCAGGAACTTCAAGAAGTCTGCCCTGACTGCGTGAAGGAAGAGTCAACCGGGGTGCTGTCAGTCGATTCCGACAATGTGTTCTGGCATATGGTCAATGCGATCAAGCAATTGAAAACCGAACTTGACTCGGTGAAGGCCGAGCTTGCAACCCTGAAAGGAGCTTAATGATGTCTGAAGTTATTGAAATCCCCGCAAAAGAAGAGCTTGACCGTCACTTTTCAGCAATGGGTGATTCGGTTGATCTTATCAACGCCATCGTTGCCGGTACTCGGATGCAAAACGAACCAGCGCAAGATCGTCAAGACTGCATCAAGCGCAACGTGGAGCATCTTGAGCTTATGATTGCCAAGGGATGGTTTAACGACCGTGACCTCACAGCAGTCAACGCAGCGATTACCGCTGGCAAAGCCTAAAGGAAAACCATGAACGACCAAGACGTAACCGTAAAACTTTCCCTGATGAACAACATCATCGGGTATCTAGGCACACGGCCTTATGGTGAAGTGTTTCAGATCGTACAAGCCATTCAAGAGCAAGTAGCGCCACAACTTCAAGTAGCCCCTGAAGTAAAAGCGGAAGAGTAGATGGACGACAAAACCCACGAGCTAGCCGTACTCAAAGCGCAGGCTAGGATTCGGCTTGAAGAGCTTAAAGCACAAGACTCGGCCAAAGAAGTAGCAGGAAAAGCCATTGGCGAAGATGGGCTGCTTTATATCTTTCTGATTGTGCTCGTGGGTGTCGGTGCATCTCTTTTCCTTGACGGCGAGAAGATTGCTGCTGTTATGGGGCTGCTTGGCGCTTCACTTACTGCACTTATTCAAATGCTGAATGGGATCGCAGGTACTGCACCGAAGCAGGAAAAGCCTGAGTTTGAAGTCATCAAGGATCTCATTACACGTTTGGACAAGCTTGATCGTGCCGAGCCACCCATGCAAGTTGATGTTGAAGGCAGCAAGGTAACGGTCAAGAAAGGTGCCGACATCGTAACGGCTAAGGGGTAATTATGTTTGAGCTACTTAGCGGCGGTCTTTTAGGCTCCATCTTCGGCGGCATCTTTCGGCTTGCCCCCGAGGTTTTGAAGTTCTTGGACAAAAAGAACGAACGTCAGCATGAACTCAGCATGTTCCAGCTCCAGACCGATCTGGAGAAGATGCGCGGCGAGTTCAAAATGGAGGAGAAGTATGTTGACTACTCTATCCAGCAGATGGACACGATTAAAGAGGCTTTTAAAGAACAGGCTCAGACTGCTAAAGAGGCAGGATGGCTTGCAAGTTTCATTACTGCTATTACACGCCCCGGTCTTACTTGGATTGCATTTGGCGTATATGTGGCTGTTAAAGTCGCGGGGCTAACGATTGCCTTCCAGACCAACGCTAACTGGGCCGAGGTCTTAACCAAGTCCTATGACGAGGACGACTTCGCCATGCTGAACATGATGCTTACGTTCTGGTTTGTAGGACGATCAATTGAGAAGTACAACAAAGGTGGGTAGTCGTGGAAGCCTTGATCGATTCCCTCGCAAGGGTTTGGTTCTTGGGGGTTGCGCTTGTTGGCGTGGCCGTTTATGCCGTGACCATTAAGACTCGGCTTGATTACTTGGAGAAGGACCACGATAGGCAGATCCATGCTCTTTGGGAACACGTCAACCGATTGATCAAAGAGAAGTCCAGTGAATGAGGCTAAGAAGCTTTGCAAGGATGTATTAATTAAGCCTTTTGAAGGCTTGGCAAAGCGTTTGCCTGACGGACGAGTAACGGCTTATCCCGACCCCGGAACCCGTGGGCATCCTTGGACAATTGGTTGGGGTGCAACCGGCCCTGATATTAATCCCGGCACGATCTGGACGATTGAGCAGTGTGAAGATGCGCTGGATCATCACGTTGAGTACTTTGTCAGGGGGCTTTTTAAGATGTCTCCCAAACTTCAGACTGCATTACCAAGACGCATTGCCGCCGTGACAAGCTGGGCTTACAATTGTGGCTTAGGGAACTATCGGGTTTCCACGTTCAAGAAACGTATTGATGCAGGGGACTGGGATGGTGCAGCAGACCAATGTATGCTCTGGAATAAAGCTGCCGGTCGAGTTCTTCCCGGCCTTACCCGTCGCCGTGCGGCAGAAGCTGCCTTAATGAGGTGATTGATGCCACTCAAAAAGATATTATTAAAGCCGGGAGTTAATAAAGAAAACACTCGGTATACCAACGAGAACGGTTGGTATGTATCTGACAAAGTGCGGTTTCGTCAAGGCACCCCTGAAAAGATTGGTGGGTGGTCACGTATATCCCCCTATACTTTCCAAGGCGTATGCCGTTCTTTATGGAACTGGGTCACGCTAGGGTTTGAAAATCTTATGGGGGTTGGGACCAACCTCAAATATTATGTGGAGCGTGGGGGGTACTACAACGACATTACGCCAATTCGCGCAACCTCAACCATTAATAACAACCCATTTGCACTTACTGCATCTACTACGGTAACAGTTACTGACACAGCGCATGGAGCCATAACAGGCGATTTTGTTACGTTTAGTGGTGCTGTGGACATTGGTGGGGCTGGTACAAACGTTACAGCGTCGGTGCTTAATCAAGAGTTTCAAATTACTCGTGTTGACGCTAACACCTACACCATCACTATTTCTGTTACGCCTAATGCTACAGCTATAGCTGCTTCCCCCGGTGGTGGAGCTTCAGTTGTTGCGGCATATCAAGTAAACACTGGCCCTGCGTATCAATTACCGCTAACAGGTTGGGGTGGTGGAGGTTGGGGGCTTGGAACTTGGGGTTTTGGTAGCGGGGCGACCGACTCTTTGCGGTTATGGTCAGCTAACAATTGGGGCGAGGATTTAATTTTTGGACCCCGTGGTGGTGGGCTGTATTACTGGGATGCAGGGAATCTTGCTACTAATCCTGTTGGGCGAGGCGTCAACGTCAATACGCTAGGGGGTACTGTAACCCTAACCATTGCGTCACCCTGTGTTATTACGCTATCAAACGTGCTTGCCGAAGGTACGGCAATTAAGCTCTCAACAACGGGAGCGCTACCCACTGGGCTTACTGCGGGTACAACGTACTATTTACGTAATGTCGATGGCGCTACGGCTAATCTTTCAGCTACCCCTACAGGCTCAATTATTAATACTTCAGGTAGTCAGTCTGGCACTCAGAGTATTTCCGAGCTTGTTGATGTTCCCACTTTGCAAAACTATATTTTTGTATCGGACACTTCTCGGTTTGTGTTGCTGTTTGGCACAACGGATTACGGCAGCACAACGCTAGATCCCATGCTTATTCGGTGGTCAAACCAAGAATCGGTAGTGGATTGGGTGCCTTCGTCGCTCAATCAAGCAGGGTCTGTGCGGTTGTCCCACGGCTCGGAAATCGTCACTGCTTTACAGGCTCGCCAAGAAATTGTGGTGTGGACTGATTCTTCGCTTTATTCGCTTCAGTATGTTGGTGCACCCGTTGTTTGGTCCTCCCAATTGCTTGGGGACAATATATCAATTGCAGGGCAAAATGCTGCGGCAATTGCTTCTGGTGTTGTGTTTTGGATGGGCGTAGATAAGTTCTATCGCTACGACGGTCGAGTGCAAACACTTCGTTGTGATCTTCGTCGGCATGTATTTAGCAACATTAACCTTAATCAAAACCAACAAATTTTTGCTGGAACTAACGAAGGCTTTAATGAAGTCTGGTGGTTTTACTGTTCGGCTGATGCTACGGCAGTTGATTCTTATGTGGTTTACAACTACGCCGAAGATATTTGGTACTACGGCTCGTTAGCACGTACGGCTTGGATTGACTCCGGGTTGAGGGATTATCCCGTTGCTGCTACTTACAGCTATAACCTTG